AATTTACCCATCTCACGAGCCGCTTGAATCGCTGGCATTTTGCAAATAGCTGCGTATTCATCTCGATGTTTTGCAAGCTCATACATTAACTCGGCACTTCGCTCAGATTCTAATATAATGTCTTGAACAACTAACGACATTGGAATGTCATCAACGTTATCCATAAGATCATTAAAATCTTTATGCTCAGCCATGAATGTTTTGACTCGCTCAACGTGAGTTTCAACGCGCCTTTGTTGCTCAGTTTTTACCTCTTTTTCTCGTTGCTTCATGTCTCTGTCTGAAAGCTTTTGCTCAAGCTTCCAATCAGTTAATGCCTCAACATAGTCTTCATGAGTTTCAAATGCGTCTGGAGTAGGCTTATCAGTAGATTTTGTGTCGACTTTCGACTGTTTTTCAGTTTCAGGAGCTTGAGATTTCATCGCCTGTTGACGCCAATAATCTCGCTCTTGCTCTGCCGCTGTGGCTTTCGCCGTCAGCTTATCAATTCGTCGTTTGAATCCACTTTTTTTCTTAGGCTTGTCTTCGGAATCAGCTTCGAGCTTATCCTCTGACTCATCAACTGCGCTTTCGTCAGTTTCAATTTCATCTTGTTCCGATTCTGCCGAATCATCGGTTGTTTCGTCTTGCTGTTCGCTAGACGCGGCTTTTTCTTCAACTTTTTCGGGTTCTGCTTTAGACATTAAATGGCCTTGAGCCGCTAAAATATCCTCTTTTGAATCCGTTGTTGATGTGACTGTCACTGACATAGGTTATCCCCCCTCGGGTTGTTGGCTCGGTGAAATCCCACCGATAGGTTGTTGTTGCGATGCCATAGCGCCCATTGCGCCAGCTTCGTTTTCTTGTTCAACATCAATTGGCTGATTTTGCCCTAGCATATCAAGCCGCTTTTCGATCTGTGCAATCTCTTGCAAGAGTAAAAGTTGCGACTCTTTTGATCCCATCTTAGCCATTTCGATTTCGATATTGGCTTGGATCTTTTGCATTTCAATACGCTCTTTCGATTCTAATTCTTGCAGCTTCATTTCGTCTGAATCATTGGCTTTATTGAGTTGAGCTGTAAGCTGCTCGATCATTTGACCCATTTGATCCATTTTCGCTTTAACTTCTGGCGGCAATTGCTTTTGATCTTGCTCGCCCTCGGCTTGCTCAGCGATTCCCGGCGGCAAAGTCTTTTTCAGTCTGTCGGCAATCTCTTGAGCTTGCGGCCAGTCCATATTTCTGACCATTAAATCAGCAATCAAAGATGCTTGTTGAGGCATTGCTTTTGTGAAGTCGAGCATTGCGGCAGCCGCCTCTTGACGTTTTGTCTGATAACTTGAGCCAACTGAAACAGTAACGTCGTATTTTCCAGCATTCATGTCATAAGTTGTTGGCTCGCCTTTTTTCATGAAAATTTGATTGATCGCGACCATTTCAACTGTTCCGTCTTCGCCCAAAATTCTCACAGTTCGTGGAGTGTCATAAACTTTAGGAATCAGATCAACAATGATGCGGCCTGCGTGTCTCAAGGCTCGAGTCAAATTGTCGATGAAATGAAACGTATTTGTTTGCGACTGTGCAGCTCGACGTTGAATTGCAATGCCTGAGTTTTCACTAGACCTTGCGCCCAAACTAGCGTCATAAATTCCAGTTGTAGATTTTAAGTCTTCGCTAGATTGCTGACGAGCATTTGTGATCGCCATAACTGGCGGCTCGAAAACATTTCTTTGAGGCGGCGGTACTGGTTGACCAGCAATTGAAGTCGGCTTGTATTCTAAAAACGCATGATTCTTAGAGTTTGCAGACTGCCATTTTTCTTCATGACCTTCAAATTGACCTTCAACGCCGATGAATGGCGCTCGTGGAGCAAGTGCAATAGTTTCAGTCTCAGACGAAACCCAATAGTTGAGCATTCGTTGAGGATCTTTTGCATGACGAATGACGCCCTCTAAAACCTTGCGGCCATCAATGTCTAATTCGTCGCCCAAAACTGGAATGATCGGAATCCATTTTCCAGGCCAGTCAGTTCGTTCAAGAATTTCAACCGCGTTGATTTTGCACCATTTAATTGCTGGCTCGACCGATGTTCGTTCGGCAACAATTTGAATTTCTGGCGGTAAAATTGGCGGCAATTGAGATTTTTCAACGACTGTTTTGTCACTGAGTAAAACGTAAGTGACTTCTTTGAATGTTTTGTAAAAGTATTCTGCAACTCTGACAGACGCTTCGCCAGCCCAAGTCGGAGCTGAGTCACCGATTGATTTCCAATCAGTCATGTCGGCCATTTTTGACTTTGGATATTGCGCTTTGTAGTCGTCTTTCGACATATCCTCGAAAATGAATCCCCAAGCTGCGTCTGATCCGTCTGGCTCTTGATAGTTTGGATCAAGATAAACGTTGAATGAGTTGCGAATGCGCTTGATTAAGATTTCTTGCTCAAAAGACTTTGAATCGCAGTAGTCAGTCATGACCCTGAAATAGCCGATCCCTTTTGTGGCTGCGCCCTCAAATGCTGTGTCGTAAGCAACATCGGCGTTTGAATTGTACTCAATGTGTCTGATCAAACCTTGCAAGATTTTAGCTGTTTCAACGTCTGCTTTGTCGTCAGCCGGATTGACCTTAATGCTTGGCCTGTTCTGCCTTTGATCGTTTGTGACTTGACGAATATATTGTGGAAGTTTGTTGATTGTTAGACATGGTCGTCTGTCGATTTCTCTTGCGCGTTTGATGTCGTCAGGCCATTGATCGCCAGCTCTGAAATTAAGATCGTCTAAAGCTTCAACGCGGATTTCAGATTCAGCCGTGACAGCTATATCAAAACGACTGCGAGCGACCGACAAAATCTCTTGATCTTTTTCCGATTGAGACTCAGCCGCTTCATGCTCGGCACTATCCGAATCGTTATCGTTTGAAATTTCGTTATTGTCCACGTTTAAACGTTACGGTTTTTTGTCCGAAAACTAAAGGATTATTACATGACGCATTAGCCAAGCCAACCAGTGTTCGATCCGCTTGATGTATAATACTCGACTTTTTTCACAACCTCGAGAGGTTTGGTTTTGCATTTTTCAATTCCGGTCATGATTAAATATCGAGTGCAATCCATTAAGTGATCGTTTTCCTTTACAATGCGACCTTTTTCATCGCGTCTGTAAAGTCGAAATTCAAATAAGAAATTGCTCATTGATCTAAATACTTTGAGTCGTCCAGTCGATAAGCGCTGCCAAACTTCATAAATGCCAGATTCAACGCCATTGAAAGCCGTGTCGAGTTTAAGACCTAAGTCGATGTAATTTTGCAAGAGTTGATTGCCGTCTTTTTGTGAGCGGCCACGAGCTGCCGGATCAATCACGCCCGGAATCCAATCGCCGCGAGCTTTGATCGCCTCTGCATGAATCGACGGCTCAGCTTGGCCTCGATAGTATTCTGAATAAAGATAAAGTGTGTCGCTATCACGATCTAGCGCGCCCCATGCGCAAGCGGTACGATTCCAACCAACGTCGAGACCATAAGATTTCGGCCAATGATCAGGGATCTTGAAATCATCAACAACAAAGTCAGTTTCAGGCACTGGATAGATTGCACCGCTTCCCAATTGCGGCACGCCCTTTGATCGAGCATCTCGCTGAAATGGCGGAAGCGAATCCCATAAAGTCTTTTTAACCTCATCACTTAAATGCGGCGCGTTGTCCCAAGTTGCTGTGACGACTGCTTTCGGTGAATCTTGATTTTCTGATTCGTTCAAAAATGCCATCACAAGCTTTGTCATGCCTCGAAGGGGAGTGAACGTAAGCATCATGATGCCATTAGATGCGCCGCCAGACGTGTCCATAGTTCTAAGCAAGGCCTCGGTATAAATCTCTTCAGGCGGCTCCTCATCAAGCCACACGATGTCTTTTTTAGTCCCTTGGAACGCTTCACGCTTTTGATCGTATGATTTAAGCGCAAGCTCGCTGATTCCGCCCGACTTGTGCTTCACGTAAATCGTGTCAACTGAGTCAGCGACGCCCGACTTTCTTGTGATGTTATGAATCTTGTCTTTTGGGATTAGCCCAGACCCCAAGTCATGAAGTGCGCCTAATAGTTTAAGTTGAATGATGTCTCTGACAGTCTGATTCGTGTCGCCGGCAGCCCAAGCTTGAATAGGCTTATTGAATCGTCTACCCGGCCACCAATCAGGATAGTCGCCAGTCAAGTGCAGCGTCATTTCATAGCCGCCCATTCCTTCAGATTTTCCGATTCTGTTGGCCGCCAGTGCAAGTCTTTGTTCTTTAGTTTTACCAAGAGAAAAAAACTCTAAGTGCTTTGTGTAAAGCTCGCGTCTGAGTTTACCTTTTTCTGGAAAGTAAGAATTGATTGCATTGTACTTTTTAATCAGCTCTTTTTGCTCCAACAACTCAAGCAATTTAAGCTTCTTTTGTAGATTCATTTTGCCTTTTTGCCGTCAGAATCTCTGTCAGCTTCGGCGTTATTTCAAGAGCGTCTGAATCAATCTTTAAAATTCTGCCCGGCTTATCAAGATCAACTCGACAACTAAAAATATATCGCGAGCCGCATTCTTTACAATTTGCTCGTGAAATTGTCGGCGTCATTCGTGTTGGTTTTGTGATAGCAAAAGCAATAATTCCACCGCACCCGCATTTTGATTCAAACATTTTCGTCGCCATTTTCGTCATCGCCTTTCATTAACTCGTTTATTTTCTTGTCGATTTCTGATTCAGAAAGCTGAGAGTTTATATTCACGCTCACTGTCTCAGTTTTAACTTTGTCATGATAGCCTAAGTGACGCTGGGCAAGGGCTTTGAGCGCCCAAGGCTCTCTTTTGTTTACGCCTTCGTCGAACAAAACTGATGCAATTTTTCCTTTTGACTCGCTCTGCCATTCCTCAATTTTCTCGGAAAATCTGTCGTGAAGTGTATCAACATGAATTTTCAAAATGTCGGCAATAACCTTGTCGGGCAAATGCAGCTTGGCCAGCTTTTCTAGCAATTGCTCATCAACTTGTTTTTTAGGTCTACCGCCAGCCATTTATGAATCCTTTGAAAGCCATTGTTTATAAACTTGATCGGCCACTCTTTGCATCATGAATGGCGGGACTGACATTCCGCAGACGTATACAGTCTCTTGATTTAAAAAGTTAAAGTCGTCAGGAAATGATTGTCCGCGTACTACTGCTTGATCTGATATTTCACAACATCTTTTATCAGAAACAAGCCTGGTCGTTGCTGTATGAGTTTGAAGAGGACCGTTTCTGTTGATTTTTTGCTTTAAAACTGATCTCTTGCCAAATACTTTTTCAGCTACGCAGCGAAAATCTTGTCCGGGATTAACGAAGCGAAATATCCTAATTGTTTTAGCGTCTTTTATTTGTTTTCCTTCTATATTTTCGCAAACTTCCTTTATTGAAATAGTATTTTCATTAAACTTCAAACTAAGCTTCTGTAGTGCAATTGACTTCTTTTTAGCCACAAAAAACGATCTCTCTCGTCTTTGCGGCACGCCCATAAAAGCAGCGTTCAACAAAAAAAGCTGCAAATCATATCCGATCAAATCGAATTGCTGCGCGATTTGTTTCACATAACCCTTCGCCTTGCCCATAAGTAGACCTTTAACATTTTCGGCAATAACGACTTTCGGCTGTAATATCTTTGCGGTTTCAATAAAATGAAAGAACAAATCATCTAAAACCTGATCGGCCT